GGCAGCATGAGAGGAGGGTCAACCTGTTTTTGTGCTGCCCGAATCGTTACTTCCGACATTTTTGATAACATTTTTGTATCGGCTAACGCTGTCATAGCCGGGGAGCGCCCATAACCACGTTCAAAACTGGCTTTTAACCAGCGCGGACACATATAGGGGAGTTCATCGAATCCGCCTTCGGAAATAATTTGTTTATCTTCTGGATCAATATAAATAGATGCGTAAGGTTTATTAAGACCATCCACTTTATTAGGATCATAATTGTCTCTAGGATGCACAATATGACAGAACTCAACTTCGGTGTACGGTTCTTCTATGGCTTTTTTCTGCATACTGGTTGGTAAGGCTTCTACACCAAAGGTTTCTTTTGCTGCTATACAAGTCATTTTAAATTTACGGTACACCGCATTAACACGGCCTTCGGCATCTTCTGATATAAAACATTCACCAATATGGCGTGTTGAAAATCTTAAGTTAGTAGACGCATCGCGCTCTACCATCATTACACCTGTACCAAATACCACTAAATCTGAATACAATTCATGTACCGCTTCGGCAAAATTTGACCGATGAAATGCGGAATACATAACTTCAGTTACACCTTGCAACCATTCTTTCGCTTCATCATTACCATCTAACACACGGTCTTTAAACTTCAGACTAAACCACGGTGTAGACGGATTGGTTAACATGCCATGCAAAGATGCTGCTAACATTTCAGCCGCATGAATAGCGGTGCCGTCAAATATCAATTCGGTACGTTTATCGCCAGCCGTTCTTCGTTTTGTAATATCTGCTTTCCGTGGACTAATATAATCGGCAAGTTCTTGCCAATGATTTTCCCATACGGAACGCTGATTTTCTAAAACGCTTAACTGACTTAATAACGCTACTGCACGTTTGTCTGCAATAGGCATATTAGTCTCCTAATAAAGATTTCGTTGATGGACTAGATTTTGATGTTGTCAAACCTTCTGTGCCAGTCAACATTGTTGCTGCTTCTCCAGAAACCATTTTCTTTTTCTTCTTTTTACCTTTTTCTTGTTCTTCCGAACGTATAGCTGGTGCTGGTGCTACATATGGTTTAGCAGGTTGTACTGCTGGTGCAGACGACCTATTGCCACCGCCTCCAAATAATCCACCCATAATATTCTCCTATTTTAGTAAAGTTGGTTTGTATGTGCTTGATGCACCTTCTTCTTGTGTTAATCCAGAACCTGTCAATATGGTATCTTGTACGCCTTTACGTCTTTTTAATCGTTTTTCTTCCTGCTCTATTTTTCCTTTATCGACACCCTCTATTCCCGGAGGAGGGGGTGGTGGCGGTGGAGGAGGGGGCGCAGGTGGCGCTTTAGGACTTAAGAAACCCATGATGTATCTCCTTTATGCGTAAACGGATTATAATTACTAGCCGCAATTTGTTGCGGGGGATGCGACCAATCTTTCTGTTCTTTCAATCCGACAGCAAAATACCGAAACGCATCGGCTGCATGACTTGACCAATCGTGAACAGGACTGGCTCTAAAACTTCGTGTTCTTTCATTATACGCTCTATGGTAATGCCGTAATGCTTCTAGCCCAACCTTACACTTCTCCTGGTCAAACCAACACCGCGGTATCAACATTTGTGCAGCGTGTATACCATCTTCAATCGGTAACTTAGGTGTTACCCGGAAGTTCAGCCCCAAATCCCATGCAACTTCCCTACGGCTTTTACCGCTTCCAAGTTCCCGCACTTCAATATCATGGGGCGCCCAATGGTCTCCGTATAAATATCCTTTTCTCTGCAACACACTTACATAATGGGGTAAGCCTTCATTGCGTGCTTCATAAAAATCAATCACATTAATGGCACGGCCTTGTACTTGGCCAAACCATATAGCCGTAGAATCGCCAATTCCTAAATCCCAAAACGTCATAACCTTTGCAGCAGGATCATACGGAACTTTAGTAATCCTATTTTCTTCTAAAGATGTTTGTAATTCTTTCCCATATATTGCACCGGGGACATTCGCTACCCAACTGCACTCAAATTCTTGATCATACTGATCCGTTGTCATTGTAACTTTAGCAGCTTCTAATTCATCATCATCCACAATACCTGTTTCCGAAGCCTTATAAATAACATTATACCAATCATCTAACTGACTGGCCTGTTCATACAACTCGAAAAACATATTATGGCCACGGGGCGTTCCTATAAAATAACAAAACCCTTTTCTATCCGATAACGCTGGTCGAATAATTTCTGGAAATACCGTCTCTGGCATATCCGCGACCTCATCCATCACACATCCATCCAGATAAATCCCTCGTAAACTATCGGGGTTCTCTGCACCAAGAAGCGTTATTCTTGCACCATTAGGTAAATCCGCTCTCAACTCCGTCTCATGAAACTTCACACCCGGTATCGCTCCAGAGAACTGCTTGAGATAATCCCATGCAACAGCCTTCGCTTGCCGATATGTAGGTGCTAAGTATGCAAACCGTGGTGAACGATCCGTACACAATATAGCAGCACGCAACAAGTGGTTTATAGCCATCACAGTCTTGCCAAACCTTCTGTGCATCACTAAGACAGCCCAGCGGTTCTTATCAAGCTGTGCGTGCAGTTCTGCTTGCAAAGGTCGTGGTGTATAAGGTATCTCGATGTTCAAGGGTCAGACACTCTCCAATCTGTATAATATCCATAGTCGATGGCGCCCATGTTTTGGGGTGGGTGGGGGGTCGCGTTTCGAAAAAAAAGTATACCCTTACCGCCTAAAATAAATAATAATTGTCCACCTATTGTCCACTATGCTCAATAAACGGGAGAACTCCGCCATAGTTCTATCGGTTACAAACCGATTGACCAAGGGCTGCTATAATATTTGCTGGCATCCCGCGCGTAGTTCCGACAAGACACAGCCTTACTACCACCACTCCCAACACACTACGATGCTTCTGCCTTTACTTCACCATTAGCCCACGTCAAAGTAATAGCACCAGTATTCGTGTCGTTATTGTCCTTGCGATCTCTAAGACCATAAGGTTGTATTCTAGCTAACGACCACTTCAAGCTATCTATCTCTAATCTTCTGCGTTGCACTTCAGCGTTCATAAACCTTGGGTCTCCATCTTTATCAAGAGGCTGCATTGCTAACTCAGAGATATGATCGCTATAATACTCGGCTTGCATTACTCTACCTCTCCGATAGATCTCATATAACTCAGGGTCTTTCTGTACGATACGAATGATTTGCCTATACGAAGGACACCAAGAGTTCTCTTTCACGATCTTAACCAAACTATTACCGTTGGCCATCTCCTCTGCTATCTTCTCCAGCACCTCTGTTGTAACTATACTTTGCTTTGTCATACTTCTTCCATAAAAAAAGCTAGTGCAAGGGGCCTTACACTAGCTACATTTGTTCTAAAGTTTAACTAAATGTATTGCGGTTTGATGTCATTGGCAACTATATATTGTAAAATATGTAAAATAACTTGACATTTAATGTCATACTCCCCATATTACTATTGAGAGGGAATTAACTCTCTCAACAACAAAGGGGTCAAACAAGATGATTACATATAACGAAATGAAAAAAATTAAAACACCATGTGTTGATGCTGTAGGTAGCAAAGAAGGTAGATTTGATAATGGTTATGAAGTTGATGTTGATGGTAATAACTATAAAATTGTTTTAAGGAGACAATGGTCATCTTTATATACTGGTAGAAAAAGAAGCGGTATGATGCACTATCAAATTTTAGCAAATAATGATGTTTATGAATGGAATTATTGTGGTAGAAATGGAACACATTTTTCCAAAGATTCTGCTTTAAATGAACTTAACAAATTAGTAGGAGAAGCATAATGAAGCAAATAGTAAAAGATGCTTTTAAAGTTCAAGAATTAATGATGCAATTTAAAGAAACTGATGTAGCAGATAATTTGCATAACGGAACTATGCAAGGTGTATCTCTTTTTTATTCTGATAAAGCATTAATAAAAGAAGCATTACATCATCTTTCAATAGCAAGCATTAGTATAGAAATGTTTAAAGATTTTCCAGATGAACTTAAACAATACAAAAAAGATGAAAAACAATTATCTAATTTTATTAAAAAATGGGAGGTCAAATAATGAAT